TATTATTCTCGCCGAGTATAATCCGCAAAACGAAATGTTCCAGCGTTTTAAAACAAAATGTTCTTTTCTACAAAACGAAGCGTACCTATGTAAATCTTTTTTCCTACCCTAATTGGCACAAAAAAGCACCGAAGAAATATGCTTTTTTCGGTGCTTTTTATTTGGTCATATCACCCCAAAAACACGAACCAACATATAAAGAATATATCATATTCGGTTTTAACGCTGTTTCAATACCATTAAAACGACGTTATATTATACCGCCGGAATCGTGGGCGTGGCACGCTTATATAGCATTATATCCGTATACGTGGCGTTGTAGTTCATGTGTGCATTAAGCTCGGTTTTTATACAGCCTTCGAAGGGGTCGCCCAGAGTCCGATTCTTGCCCATCCATTCACAAAGCTCCACAATAGACGACTTGTTTGACGTGAAGTAAATAAACGAGCGTCCGTTCAAAACTGTCAGCACGTCGAGGTAATCGGACAGCCTCCAATACATCGTATAGGTACCCACTTCGGTTGACAAATATGGGGGATCGACCAGAAACACCGCACCGGGCGTATCCTTGTATTCATTGAAAATCTCCCGATAGTCCCGAGAGGTGATTTCCAGTCCTTCCAAATAATCGGGACATTCCGGATAATCGTTTTTGCGGATATTGTTATAAAGGGTCTCTTTCCGCATCTTTGAAGCACTCATCCTGTATTTCATGGAGAACATAATGGAGGCAGAGAGCGTGATGAAATCTACGTATCCGGTTTCGAGTTCCTCTCGCTGAATGCGGTCGAATACGCACTCTCGAATGTCTCCGGTGATCGCCTTATGCCGAGGTACGGTATTGCCCACGATTTCTCGAATATCGGCGATCAATCGATTGGTATGCGGTATGTTTTCGAGTCGACGGCGGTAGTTGTCGAAATCGTTGTACACCACAGTGGCATTCGGCTTGCACCGCTTGGCGATATGGGAGAGCAGGCCGGAGCCTCCGAACAGGTCAACGAATGTGGCGTCGTCGGGAAACTGTTTCAAAACCTTTATAAACTCACGAGCGAACATGCGTTTTTGTCCTACGAATGGGAGAGGGGCAGATAAATACATTTTCTTTTTTATCATTCAGGTCAAATTTAATATTGTCATTGCCGGCAAAGGTATCGTGCACATGGACTTGTTTCATGCCGAGGCGTTCTCATTCCTCTGCAAGGAGATTGCAGTCGGCTTTGAATCGTCGGATAAGGTCATATACTTTTCGCTCGCATACACCGTATTTCTCGGCCAGCGCAGCCACGATATAGGAGGCTTTCTCGCCATCGGCCAGCAGCCGGTTATAGTCGTTGAACAGGTCGATATATCGGATATCATCAAGACGAATGCCCGCGTCGCGACAGAATTTCAATAGTTCCCGGTTTAATTTCAGTATCTCAATTACTTTCATTCTCCAAAAAAATAGTACATTTGCAATATCTCACTTACTCAATGCGCCTTTGCGCATACAACAAAATATAAAGTCCGAAAACAGAATGGTCGAAGGGCATTTGCCCCCGGCTTCCATTCCGGGTTCGGACTGTGTTGTTAAAAGTAGGTGAGATGACTATTAACAGGCCGGGGGCTTTCTTTTTTATCCCCCTCCTCTTGTTTTTTTAGCAGATCTTTTACATACCGGTGTTCTGTTTCTCGTTAAACACTCGTTCCAGTTCTCTCGCTTCCGCCTCGGGGAGTTCCTCCCAATTTGTCAGGTCGGTTCCGTCCGGAGCGGAAACCCGGTCGGTAACGGAAAGGGAGCCTTCTTTTCGGGACACCAACAGATATCCCTCTTTCGCTTTTTTCGTTTGCATGTATCTCTCTATTTGCTTTACCCTACGATTATCCAGTTTTTATCCGTGGCGATCTGCCGTTCCTCTTCCGTCAGTTCCTCCGCGCCGGGATTCCCTGTGATGTCGATTTGGCGAGTCGTCCCTCCCGAGAAGTCAGGCAGTAGCTCGAACAGTTCCACCAGTCCTTTTCGCTCGAATCGGCAATATTTGATATTGATATGATTCGCATCGCCTTTCAGGTCGAACGGGCTGTCCGGGTGAAACACCAGACGGCTTATCGGCACCCTGCGGCGGGTATCCGTGCCGGGAAAGCTGACCCTACGCATCTTCGCATACGGGAAATTCACCTCTGTCAGGCGTAGCGAATAACAATATGAGAATATATCCCAGCAGTCCACATTCTCCACATTCTTGCCCAAGTCTCCCGGGAAGTTCTCCACTTCTTCCAACAGGGTACAGCTATTGGCGAATCGGATTATGTTTTTACAATTTGCCAGACTGTCGCCTGCGTAAAACTCTATACGCCGGATATTCGAATTCGAAATAAAATCGGTCATTTGAGTACATCTGTCGTACATTTTCGGCATGCGCAACACTTCCAAGAACCTCGTGTTGTTCGCTATGCTGCTGATACCGGTACGGTTCGGATTCGAATTGTAATTCGTACTACTCAACTCGCAAGTGCTGAAATCCAACACTTCCCGGTCGATTCTCGAATTGCCCAGATACGAGACATTGGCAAAATACCGACAACGTTCAATCCGAAACGGGAAATCGAAATACGAAGCCGGGACAGGGCTTCCGATCAGATATTCCACTCTCGCCTTCTCGTTGTACCTCACCTTTTTGACAGAGTAAATCAAGCCGAAACTTACCGGCTTCCACACTTCGTCGCCCTTCACCCGCACATATTCGAGCAGCGGATGGATATACTCCTCCGATACGGTCACTTGGAATTTCAAACCTTCCCCTATGCAAAGTGCGACGATCCCGTTTCGCCCGTCGATGTCCAATGTATTGTAGCTGTTGTTCCCGTATCGGGAAAATGTGAGTCCGCCATATATACCGGAACTTTTATCTTCCGCCGCGATGTCCACTAACCAGAACTCCCGGCCCCGGCTGTCCGTACGACCTGTTCCCCGAGCGAACTTGTGGTGCGAGGCTCTTGCATACCGGTTTAAAATATCTTCGCTCTCGCCGTCGCCCCAGTCCACTTTTCCCTCCACATAGGTTTGGGAAAAACAGATATCGTAATCTCCTTCGTCAAAGCTGTAACAGACGGCCCAGATATGTCCTGCCGGGCAAGATTCCAAATCCGGCCACAAAGGGTCGGGGTGATACGCCGGCATCCGCTCTATGCGCACCTCCACCGGCACACTTACCGTCTCTTTCACCGCGACAGCCTCCGGCACGACGATTTGCTCTCTTACCGCAACGGCATCCGGTACAATTATCCGCTCTTTCACCATCACGTAATCGCACTTCTCCATACCTTACACGATTTTAATGTTCGTCTCGTCCTCACCGCCATACTCCCAGTATCCGCCCGCGAAATCGGAGTCGGTACGGCAATAATGCCTTTCCACGGTAAGGACACCCTTGCGGAAAGTGTTCGGCTCGAATACGGCTATCAGCTCGCCGTCTCGAAGGACACAATTCACCCGCTTGTCACCCTCCTGCGAGACTTCGCACGTCCGGCCGTACTGGTCCCGATAGATGAAGCGGAATTTCAGTCCCTCTACATCGATGGGGGAACCATTCATATCTGAAAACTCCAAACCGGCCTTAATACCTTCCCATGAGTATTTCTCTTCGTACTTTTTTTCACTCATCGCTGCCATCGGATAATGCGTTGAACATTTTTTCCACCAGAGCTTTCGTCTCCTCGACCGTGGAGGTCATGGAATAGACATTCATGTTAAAACTGCCTTGCCCGACAGTGACATGGCCTTTTTCCACACCGTTTTCCACAATTCGGTAATTGACCGCTTGCAGGGTTTCCACAGTCTCTTTTCCGTTGAACGAACGGCTGATGTTTTCGCTGATTTTTACTAACTCAATCATAATGTTTTGTATTTATGGTTAACTGATAATCCCGCTGTCGGGAATGTCGAATGTCACGTTTTTGGATAGTGAGTCGAGTTGGACGCCGGCCTCGCCCGACGAGGAGACCCCATACACGGAACAGGTCAGGTAATAGGTATGGGCTCCCGGTGGAAGGTCCGGATGTATCGTCCCCAAAGGGATATTCAAAATGAGAATCCCGGTTCCCTTGTATTCGTAATCATATATCGCGAGGAATCCGGACCCCGAAATACGGAAGGTGTATTTCTTACCCACCGGAGGATTTCCGTTCGGAAAACTGATACGCACCTGAAAGTAACTCGAAAGGAAAGTGAAATCCACGATTTTAATCGGGGTATATGTGCTGTTTATCTCGGCTGTCATAGCTATCGATGTGGGTATGGGGAAATAATCGCCCAAGATGAATTGCGTGCCCACTCCCGTCCAGTACTCGAACGATTTCTTATCGATAAGGAACAACGTCACCTTCAAACTCGCCCCCACCGAATCCTTACCGGGGAATGTGTCGCTCTGTCCGACAGGAGGACTCGGCGATACAGTCCCGTCGTTGAAAAACTTCACTCTGAAAGAAGAATACCAGACATCTCCCATCGGTGTCCCCTTTACCCGCAGTGTCGTCACGGTGTTTGTCGAGGTATTCGTCAGCAGGCGGGCGTAACTTCCCCCGTTCTCGTCGGTGACGAGAATAGCCGGATAATAATCGCCGACACTCTTGTCGGAGGCCAGAGCCAGCCACGATTCGACGGGTACACCGGTGGGGTTTACCGAATCATCGTAATAATTGATCTTGACAAAAAGATACGGCACGTCCGCACTGATTTCGTCGATCCGGCTTCCCGTTAAATTAGGTTCCGCATTGTGGTCGTATCCGTCGAAGTCACTGAGGCGGCAAAAATCCGTCCCCGGGTGCGGATAGGCCACATAATCGAAGGAGGTGTCATGGATAGCGACAAGATTCCCGTGCGGTATCGTGGCTTTCAGCCCATAGCGTATGCCCTGATTTTTGTCGGTGTCGCTCCCTTCCCACTGGTCGATATATGTCGTGACCCCGCCGGCCTGTTGGGGATAGTTGTCGGAGAGAGGCGCAGCCTGCGGATAGCGCACGGGTTTATGACGGCTCCATTTATTGATACGTCCCGGACGGCCACCCTGCAACAGGGGGCGTTCGAGGGCAACGATGTCGGCCACGTCCCATACCCCGTTCTTCGGGTATATCCCCAGCAGGTTATAGGGGTCGGTTATCACCACCGGGGCGACAATCTGGTTGTTCTTGATAGACATACGTTACTCTCCTCCTTTCTTTTGTAATTCGGCTATTTCTTGTTTCAGTTTCTCAATTTCATTTTTCATCGACTGGACCAGACGGGCTGTCTCCTGAGTCGCACCGGCGATGGTGTTGATATAGTCGGTCGACAGGTAGTTCAGAGCCCCGTAACCGTCCTCCGTTTTGTAGGCCATCGATGGCAATACCTCTTTCACCTTTTGGTATAACAGCCCCGTATGGGCTTCCCCGTCCACACCGCCCTTGTTACGCTTCCGTGCTTTTTCGGTGTATCGAAAATCGCACACCCTGCCCATCGCCAAGAGGCGGTCGGTATAACTTCGGGTATAGTCGAAATCTCGCTTCAAACGTCTGTCCGAAGTCGTTAGAGCGGTGACCGAGCCTTGTGCCGAAATATTGCCTTGCGACGATATATCCCCTCCGGCCGTGATGTTACCGTCCGATGTGACACTCTCCTTTGACCTTATGTTATTCGTCGCCACAATCCTTCCGGCGGAGATGGAGACAGACTTACTCCCGGTCGAAAGGTTTATACTCGTAGCCCTGATTACATTCGCTCCATCGATGTCTCCCTCCATCGTTATATCCCGGACTCCCGACAGACTTCCGGACACATCGTTCGATCCGTCAAACGGATTTCCCCAAATCGTCCGGTAAGTGGCTAATTTATCGGCTTGGCTGCAAGTGACGTTGTCGAGGCGGGAGTTCGAGAAATACGTGAAATTACCGTCCCGAAGCACGACTATCCGGTTTTCTATCTCCTCGCTCGTGTCGGCCGGTTTGTCGAGAGTGGTTTCTATATCGCTCGTATATGTGTCGATATAGAGGTACTCTTTCCCGACGGTTCTGAACCGGAACTGGTTATGCCATTGCGTATTCGTTTTTACCCACACGTTCCCGCTCTTGTCTATACAGGCATGTATGTACAGGGCCCTCTGGGATTGACACTTCTGCATGGTCATCAAGTTAAGGGATATAGCACCCTCCCCACAGGTAAGGTAAAGCCTTCCGTAAACGGCTCCTCCGGTCACATAATCCTCGACGGCCTCGATTTCGATGACCACACCCGAGTAATTCGTATGACTGTCCGTGACGGTTGCAATCTTGTTCCAATACCAACGACTCTCGGAATCTATATACTTATGCGATGACAGAATAATCCACCCGGCCTCTTGGTAGTGATAAATGTCCTTGTTCGCAAAAGCGTTCGTGTTGGCGGAATTTCCTGACGAGACGGCATATCCGGCATTCGTGGCATAATCGGCGTTGTTCGCCTTGCCTACGGTCAGACCCGTATATGTGCCGCTCACGTTGTTTATCTCGGCCAGCGAATAGGTAGGCTTGTTCGGCTGCTGCACCCAATCGTACAGGGTGATGCCTTTGGTGACAACGATGTTACTGCCCGTTTTGCTGACGGCCGTCACCACATTCCCTGTACCTATCGTAGATGCGCCGGCGTTGGCGAGTTTCCAAATCTCGTTGATGGTATAGGCGTTGAAGGTATCGGTAAGGGTGGCGTTGTCGAATGCGCCATCCAGATCGTCGAACCCATGAACGAGCTTGATGAGCCCTCCTCCGCCACCGCCGCCCCCTTCGAGGCTGCCGAGACCGAGAGCCGAGAGGCTCCCGGTGGTATAGAGGCTTATCGGTTCCCCATTTTTCGAGTCGTACACTTTAACGGCCTTGTTGGCGGCGTCCCATACCAGCGTCGCCCCGCCGATGGTGACGCTATGGTTGACGTCGATGTCGGTCATGGGCACGAGGGGCGTGACATCGAGCAGTTTCCCGCTCTCCGGATCCTCATTAAGTTGAAAGATGTTGAGATAGGCGTCGATGAGTTTGTCGCCGAAATAGAATGCCCCGAGGTTGGTGTCGATTTTCCCTTTCTTGTCCCACCGGATATTGCCGGCGGCCAGATAGCCCGTGCCGTCCATGCGGATAAGGGCCGTGGCCTCGGTTCCGGCAAGGCCTTCCTTTTCGACGTATTTCCCGGATTCTTCGTCGTAGGTAAAGCGGTCCACGGGGTCGCCTCCCGCCCAATAGGAGATACTGCCGGTTCCCCGATCGAGACCGCTCACCCCGCTCATGACGACATACTCGCCTTCGGGAGTGCGGTAGCCGAGCTGCACGAGACTCGTGGCGATGACACCCCCGTCGATGGCGGTGTCGTTACGGAAGGCTTCTTTGAGGTATTCGCGCTCTTCAAGCGCCTTGTCGAGGTCGTCGTAGTGCTCGGTAATGAATTTACCCTTAATTCGTAGCACCTTATTCACCGAGTCGTAGAGCAGATAGGTGCTTTGGTCGGGGACACCGACGGCAAAGTCGCCGAGGACTTTGAGGAAAGCCCGGGCGGTGCTCTTGTCGAATCCCTGACTGACGACCTCCTTGCCCTGCAAGGTGTAGGAGCCGATACCCTGCAACAGCTTAACGCTGGGCGAATCGATGGCGACGGAGGAGATGATGACGGCGTTCTGTCGCCCGGGCTCCTCGGTGCCGCCCACCACCGGGTCGTACCCCAGCTGGATAAGGGCGTCCCCGGCTACGGGGATATCCGAGCCGGCGTCGGCATCCGTCTTGGAGAGGTCGACGTAGTTGTCGCCGACCCCGACCACCTTGCGCCAGTAGTAGCGGGGCTTCAAGGTCTCCGTCCGGTCGACCGCCCGACAAATCGCCATATCCCCCACGATGAAGTCGTTCTCGGGAGCGACACTCCCGTCGTCCGCATAACAGCGGTAATGCGTTTCGAACTCCTCCACCCGGAAAAGGTGGGCGAAGGAGGCAGAGCTGACGATATACTCCCCGGCGATATGGGTGACCCGGTTGACCTGTGTCTCCTGTATCGTCGCCTTTTTGCGGATAAAGATGTGATCCGCCTCGATATAGGTGTTGCCCTGCTCATCGGTTCTGAACGTTCCGCCGCTTACGAGCGAGGAGTAAACTCCGATGTCCAGCCCTTTCGCGAAGGTGATTTTCTCCTGCGCCGTGTCCGGGCGCAAACGGCTGAGCGCCTCTTTGAGGGTACGCCGCGCGCTGAACACGTTGTTGTCGGTGGGCAGGGTGTTGTCCCAGCTCCGGATCAGGTCGGGGAAAGAGCCCGACGTGGCCTCCCGCACATAATTCTCCACAGCGGTGATACTATCATTGATGGTTGTCCTCGTGCCGGTGCTCGTGGCGTCGCTGATTTCCAAATCCACCTGTGAGGGGAGGTTGATTTTCCGGGTGATTTTGGTGATACGGCTGCTTCGGAAGCCCATATCGGGAAAATATTTGTCGCTTTCGAGCCGCACCCGTCGCCCCACGTAGAGGTCGATGCCGTGCTCCTCGATATATACATGGTCGGTCGGCGCCTTGTAGCGGCTCACATCGATGGCGTTCTCCTCGTTGTATTTGTCGACCGCCTCCTTGAATTCCTGTTCGGCCAGCGGATAATATTCGTCCGGCATGCGGATATTCCAAAGGATATACTTATCGCCTGCTTGGGGCGACAGAGTGTCGTTGGGAAGCTGCGTGTCGTCGTCATAGGGCCAGATGGTGATGATCTCGAACTCCCGGGTCTCACTGTCGTAGTTGACCTCGAAGTAATAGGTGCCGTCGGCTTCTTCTCCGAGCCCGGCCAGTTCCGAACCTTCCTGAAAGGATACCCGTTTGACCTGCCGGGACAGTTCGTAATCGTTCGGGTCGAAATCGAGGCTTTCGTCCTTGAAATACCAGATTGTAAAGGGGTTGCCCTCCTCGTCCTTCGTCTCTTCTTTCCGTACGCTGCTCACCGTGCCGACGCGTTTGGGGTAAATGCCGGCGAAGGCCTCGGCTTCGTAGTGGTGCCATACGCCGTACTTGTCGACGTTCACATCGACGTGTTTCACGCCGCCGGGCAGTTGCAGCCGGGTGTGGCCGTATTTCTCCGGGTCGATGTTGCGGCTGCTGCCTATCGGGTAGAGCCGGGTGTAGAACTTGGCGTTGTCGGCCATGTCGCCGCTCAGCGAGAGCAGCCCCTTGCCGTAGGCCAGCGTCACCTCCTCGCCCTGCTCGCAGCGGCAGATATTGACGGTCTGCCCCTCGACCCACCATTCGGCGCGGTGTCCGACCTTCTCGGCCAACTCTTTGAGCGCCTCGTCGCAATATTTTCCGAAATAGTCGATGACGATGTTGTCGGCGCCTTCCACCGTGCCCACCTTCCAGTCGCCGCTACCCATGCCGTTGTTGATACTTTTCACGATCAGGGCGACATGGTCCCTCGGCGGGGCGGTCAGGGTGAAGACCGGCTCGTCGTCCCCGTCCGTGTCGTTGATAACAAGGAAGCGCTTCACCAGACTCTCGATGCCGTAGAGCTTGATATCGTACTTCCATTCTACCGTCGACACTTGCTCGGGGTGATACCGTTCCATGAGCCAGTACTTCCTGCCCATAAACTCGGCATAGTCGTTGACTTCGAGCGCCACGTGTTCGTAGAGCGTGAACGACAGGCTGAGCGCGTTGTCGCCCTGCAACTCCATCTCCTGCGTCGAGTTGTCGTCGCAGGGAACCTGTGTCTTCGCCATGCCGTCGCTGCCGTATATCGTGATCATCTTACTCTTGTTTTAAGGTCGTTTTAATGCTGTTCAATCGTCATTTAAATCGTCGGGTTCGGCTCCCGAAAAGTGACGTAGAAGCGGCTCGCCTGCTTGCCTTCCCGCCAGAGGTAAGTGAGCGGCTCGTAGTCGCTCGCCTCCTTGTAGAAAACGCGAAGGGTCATGTCGATGTCGGGAAATTCGATGTCGAGCCACCCGTCGTCGCCCGCCTTTAAAAAGGCGATAAAGGCCTTGTACCGTGCCAGCCATTTCTCCCGGGTGTCGGCATAGAGGGCGAAGCAGAGCCTCACGTCCCGGGCCTGATTCCTCACGTCGAGCGCGGCCGAGTACTTCTCGCCGTTCTCTTCGCGGATATCCACGGCCACATGGGTTTTCGTCTTGGCCGGCGACAGGATCGCCTTCAAGTTGTTGCGGTCGCCCCGCCTTTTCTCGGCCAGAAACACGCCGTACTCCGTCCAGATGTCCGTACCGTTGACGAGCGCTTTCCCGCCCAATATCGCATCCATTGCCATATCTCGTTGATTTTAACAGGTTGTCGTCATTTCATCTTCAAGCCGTCGCGTACAATTTTTTTTATTTCGTCCTTAATCTCGCCCAAATGCTTGGCGCTGGCGCCGGTGTTCTCCTCGATACGCCGCAGGTGGTCCACGGCTGCGCCCATCTGCTCGCTCACGTCCTGCATTCGCTCGTCGATGCTGGCCCAGTGCATCTGGCCGGAGACAAAGAGCCCTTCGAGCTTAGTGCCCTGTTCTTGGCTCATGGCGGCGAACCCGCCCGGTTTCCCGCTCTGTGTCGTTCCGCCGTCGTCCCCGGTATAGCCGGTAGCCTCCGATATGCTGTCGCGGATATGGAGGCCTTTTTTTACAAGTTCCTCCCACTGTTTGTTCAAGTCCTCGATTTCCTCGTCGGTCAGCTCTCCATTGGACATGGCCCTTCCGAAGGTGGCGTACCATTCCTCCATATCCGTTTTGAGCAGTTCGTCCAACTTGGTCTTCAACAGGGCGCGCATCAGATACTCGCTCATGTCGTCGGAAAAATCCTCCCAGTCCGACGACATGTCCATCAGCATGTCGATAAAGCTGTCATACACGCTGTCGAAGGAGACCTGCGTGATACTCTCGTAATAGGCCTGTTCCAACTCCTTCCGCTGCTCGGCGAAAGCGATATAGTCGTCCATATACCGGGCGGCATCCTTGTAGCCGGCATCGGCATAGTCCTTGATTTTCGCATAAAGGTCGGGCGCTTCCCGGGCGACCTTCGCCATCTCCTCGCTCGACAGGTTCCAGAAATCGGCGGCCTCGCCGATCGTCCTTCCGACCACCTCGCTGATGCGCTGCCAGTCGTTACCGCTCATGGCATCGTCTATTTTTTTGTTGGAGGACTTTTTGCCGCCTATGCCCCAAAGCCCGTTGCTGTAAGCGGAGGCGCTCCGCCGCATTTGTTCCCGCGTATGGGCTTCCGCCTCGTCCAGACGCTCCATCTGCTTTTCATAGAGCTCCGTGGCTTGTTGGCCGGAGGAGCCCTTTATCTCATCGGTCAACGACTCGATGGCGGCGATCAAGGCTTCGTTCGTCAAGCTCAGGCGCTCCATGTCCTCCTCCAAATGGGGGTCGCTGTCCCCGTTCCCCACTAATTTGCCCAAGCCCCCGAACGATAGCGCGTCGAGGATATTGGCCGCCCCTTTCAACAGGGACTCGCCGATTTGTTGGAAAAGCTCCAACGAAAAGATATTGTCGATAATGCCGCTGACAGCGCCGAGCACGGTGTCTGTCAACCCCGCGACGATACCCCCGATACCCTCCGTCGCCAATTCGTCCAAGATGGAGAGTATGGCGGAAATAATGGAGCCGGCCAATCCCGAATTGCCCAAGCCTTCCGCGAGGGCTTGGGTGACGCTGCTGTCCCCGAAGATTTTCTCGAAACCTTCCGCGAGGGAGCCGCCGAGTTTTTCGGTCAGCTTCCCGCCGTTAAACAGCTTGTCGAGTTGCATGACGCCTTGTCCTATGCCTTTCAGGTTCCCCGACGAAAGGTTTCTAAGCCCCGATTCGAGGTTGCGGAACATACCGGCTGCCTGTTCCGAGGACTCCCGGAGGCTGGTAGTGGTGCTCTGCACCTGCGTCCCGAACATCTGCACGTCCCGCGATGCCTTGTCCAGATTCTTCGCGGCCTCTCCCACGTAGAGCTCGGCCGCCTCTATGCTGCGGGCGTCACCGCTTCCCTCGGCCTCTTTCAGCGTTTGCTTGGCACGGGCCAGCTCTTCGGTCGCCTCGATTTCCAGCTGCTGCGCGGCCATGTAGCCCCGCATGGCGTTTTGATAAGAGACGAGGTCGTCGTTGATTTGCCGGAAAATCTCCCCATTCCACATCGTCTCCGACTGTTGAATGCTGGAAATCAAGCCATACAGGGCTTCCATTTCGTCGACGCCGGCGGAGGTTTGGAACTCCGGGCTTCGGGCGATCATTTTCAGCCGGTCGATGGTCGGCTGCACCTGTTCGCGGAACATCACCCCGAAATTGCCGAACACGCTGCCCCAGTCGATTTGCTGCCGGATAGCCGACAGTTCCAGCCGGTTGACGGCCGAGTCCCGTTCTTTTTCGAGCGAGAGCCGTTCGCCCTCCGATTGTGCCCGGCGAATCTTTTCGGCATACTCCTCGGCGATGGCCAGCTTCTGCTGCTGGTAGGAGCCGTACTCTTTCAGGTAGTCGCGCATGGCGACGGCTTCCTGCCGGTAAACCTCCGTGACCTCTTTTTCCCGGGTCTGTCCGTTCAGGGCATGGGCGCGGTCGATTTCGGTCTGTTGCTCCCCGGTCAGCCCGGCGGCGTTGGTGCCGGTGATGCCCGCCTTTCGGTTCAGCTCGGCCAGTTCCCGCGCCTTCTTTTCGATCTCGGCTTTTTGCCGTTCGTAGTCGGCGTCTATCCGGGCCAGTTTCTTCTGCGTGCCTTCCTCCTGCAAGTCGAGCCAATCCTGTTGGTTCTGTTGTTCCAGAGCCAGCAACTCGTCATTCAGTTTCTGTCGGGCCTGCTTCTCGGACTTTTTCCGGTCGGAGGTTTCTCCGTCCGGACGGGTTTTGTCATATTCTTTCTTGGCCAAGCTCAGTGCGTCTTTCAGTTCCTTGACCTTCTTTTCATATTCCTCTTGGCTCAGAACGTTGGTGGTGTCTGCCAAAAAGTCGTTGTAGGCTTTCAAGGCTTCTTCATAATTCTTTCGGGCAGAGGCGCCCCAATCGGTACTCGATCCCTGTTTCAGGTTCCGGCGATTTTGTTCCGATTGCAGTTTGTTGAGTTGGTATTGTAACTCGTCACGACTGAATGTCCCGGCCAGCTCCGGATTACCGTTAACGATTTTCCCGTAATTTTTCCGCTCCGTTGTCAGGCGGGCCAACAAGTTCTTCCGCTGTTTGATTTCCGCTTCCAGCGTATCGTTGCTCACCCCGGTCAAATCCTCGAAATAGGCGTTGACCCGTTCCTTCCGCACTTGTTCGGAGAGAGCCTCCCGTTTGTTGTACAGGTTTTGAAGCTCTGCTTCTTGCTGTATGTTCAACCCGCCCGATTTCATCGCATAGGAGCCGGCGCTGGAATATGCCGTTGTAAATTTCACATCGGCTTTTCGGCGTTCGAACTCTTTTATCCGGGCCTCTACCGCCGCCAGTTCGTTGTCCGGGTTCGTGATGGAGCGGTCGGCCTCCAATCCGGCAATCTCCTCCTTGATACGCCTGATGTTTCTCAACTTGTCATACTCGGTATCGTATTTGGCAAATATATCGGGGTATTTTTGTTCCAGTTTGTTCAACGCCTCCCGGCGGGTATCGGTGGCCAGACTCTCGTCACCGGCCACGTTACAAAGTTCTTCCAGCCTGCGGCGGTGCTCTTCTTCGGCTTCTATGGTCTTCTGCTTGGCTGCCTGGTATTCCTCCTCGGCCTCTCTCATTCGCTCGGTCTCGGTTTTCATGGACATTAGGGCGGCGACGGTTCCCGCGATCAATGTGGCCACCAATACGTAGGGATTGGAGAGCATCGTGGCATTCAGCAGCTTTTGTGCCTTTTCCACAAGCACCAGCCAGCCGTAATGCAGGGTTTCCGCCACGGTCAACGCGCTTACCCCGGCAGTTTGCAATATCATCTGGGTCGTATGCAGGGACTGCATGGCCATGACAGCCATAAGAGCCGTTTTGTACGTTCCGTAGGTACCCACCAGTCCGAGAAGGACACGTCCCACCTGTTCATAGTTTTCCACAAGATAGGCTACCGAATCCAACGATTCGTTGATGATACCTTCGGACTGCCGGCCGATTTCATTGAACATCATGCTGATGCTGTCCTCGATGTTGCTGATACGTCCGGTAATGGTCTTGCTCTGTTCCTCCATGAGGTTGTAGAACGTACCACCCTCGTTAGTGAGGTTCTGCAAGGCTCGCTGCACCTCGGGGAAGCCGACCTTGCCGGCCTCCACCATCTCGCGCACCTTGCTCTCCGCCACCCCGAGAATGCCGGCAAGTTCACGGCCCAAAGGAATGCCTCGCCCCACGAATTGATTGAAATCCTGTGTATATAGGCGACCTTGTGTCATCGTAGTGCCGTACAGATAGACTAAATCGCCGAGCGGCTGGTTCAGTCCGGCGGCGATGTTGCCCAGACGGATAAGGTCATCGTTGACATTCTCCACGTTTTCCCCGTAAGCCAACAGCTGGCGGGCTCCCTGAGCGACACTTTGGAGGTCGAATGGAGTGGTGGCCGCCGTACGGATAAGTTGCTGCATCAGGGCATCGGCTTTCTCCTTGCTGCCGAGCATGATGTCGAAAGAGGCTTCCAGTTGCTGGAACTCGCCGCGCACCTTGACGATATTGCTTACCAGTTCCTTTACGGCGAATGCCCCGGCAATTTTTGACACGGTACTGCGTACCGAATCGGCCTGCCGGTTCAACCGCTCCATTTCCGAAGATGCGCCGGAGGTCTTGCCTTTCAGCTTGTCCACCTTGCTGCCGGCCTTGTCGAGGGCCCCCGACAGGCGATCCTTCATCAATATCTCTACTTCTACCGGTTTCATTGCCATGTTATCTCTTCAAATTGCTTTGGAAAAATCCCACGATGTCGGCGGCCTCGTCCTCCGCGCTCTTCTCCTCCCGTTTCTTTCGGATATAGCGGGGCGCGTCTGCCAGCATCATAATCAAGGTCTGGAAGTTCACACCTTCCAGTATGTACTTTACCTTCCAGCCGGTGGCGTCGGCCACCTGCCAGATAAATCCGAAGGGGCTATGGGAAGGCTCGAATACCGTCTTTAACTCCCCTTGTTTCTTTGGCTCAGTCTCAGCTTCATCGGGTTCGTCCTCTCGGCTGATCTGATAATAGTCGTAAAAGGGTCGGTGCCCAACAGGAACACGAAGCTGCGCATGGCGGCCGAGACATACTCGGTGTCTATCCAGTTGCGCACCACCCATGCCGTTGCCCCGACCAGCAGCCGGCGGCTGATCCAGCCGCGACACAGCGTGTAGGCCACCATGCGGCTCACCTGTTTGCCGTGGGTCACCAAAAAGGCCATTTCCTCCTCCTTCGTAAACTTGTTCATCTGTTCCGCCGTCACCCCTAACGAGAGGTACACCCGGGCCAAGCGAATAAGCCCGCCCAACCGGGGGCGACGCATGACGACCCGCAGGCGCAGGGGTTTGCGGAACGGGAGGCGGATATCCTTCAAGGGGACGGACACGCCCCGGTCCAACAGGGCGGCCGCCCCCTCGCGCTGTATGAGGCGTGCGACTTTCTCGTCCATACGTTATTCCGATGGGGTGTCGTTGATTTCGTAAGGAGCGGCTTCCGCTTCCTCCGGCTTGTTCACTTTCAGCTGGCACTCTATCTTGGAAACCTCGGTCAGCGTCAGCTTGCCTCCCAAGTTGGCCATGATGGTACCGTTGGGGATCTTCATGGTCTGACCTGAGACGAACTTGATTTCCCACGGGCCGCGAAGCTCTACCAAGTCGGTGGGAGCTTTCCAGCCGGTGTACGACCCGGTGGTTCCTACCAGCGTGCCGCCCAGCACGGCCTGTATGTTCTCGTAATCCAGCTGAATGAGGTTGAACGTGGGAGCGATGGTTGCATTTTTGTTGGCCAGCGTCAGCACGGGGGCATCGGGCACCTGTTCGGCCTCAATATCGGTACTTTCGGCTTTTGTGCCGCCCCAATCCCAACTACCTTTTTCGATGTAGCCGATTTCCTTTTGATTAAACTTTACGACGGCTATGCCGTAGATGAATTTCTTACTTGCCATTTTTCAGTCTGTTTTTGATGATTATCATTCCTAATATCGTTATCGCTATCCCGGCGACGAGCCCTGTGAAAAAGGTTTTAACGGGGTTCGAACGCTGTTTTAATTCCGCTTCGTACAGGTCGGCCATGCCTTCATAACGCTCGCGCCATACCGAGGAGGATTTCTCGTAATACTCACACTGTCGCTGCAGGCTGTCGCAAGAGGCATAGACCACGATGGTTCCGGGTTCCTTCCCCTTGCCGATGTCGAGACGAGCCTGTCCGCTCTTGGCATGAAACGATGAACCCTCCGGCAGTTTAAGGAGGCTGTCCGTCGGTATCTCCAGCCTCACCTCCGACATCGGTACCGTTTCCGTCCGTATCCGGAGAACTTCTCGCGCGAGGCTGTCCCGTTGCTCCGTCTCCACCGTCCGCAGCTTTTCCCGCGCTGCCTCTCGTGAGGTCGCGCAGCTTGAAAATAACAGGGCAGTCAGCACGAAACTTGCAACTGTTAGCCGTCTCGATGGCTTTACGGAAGCGGGCCATCTCCCGCTTGGTCGAGCCAAGCTCCTTTTTCGCTTCCCGCAAATCTTCTCTGGTCTCACTCAGTTCCTTTTTTAAGGGTTCGACAATGTTCTCTATCAATATCCGGGTGGCCTGTTCAGTGTTGCCTATCCGGACTGTTTCGGCTTCCGCCTTCGCTTTCTCCGCTTCGGCATTCGCCTTGCGGACGGTCGCTTTCAGAGTCAGAAGTCCGACAACCGCCGCCAACAGGCCGCCGCCCAGTATCCAGTTAAGCATTTCACTGAACTCCATAATATACCTCTTATCGATTAATGCCTATGGACTTCAACCAAGCCCGCACGTCGAACGAGGGGCAGGCTTTCGCCGCCAGCTGGTTGTGGCCGACAATCTCCACGTCGGGAAAGCGCCGGTGGAAATCCTTCACGTAGGTTTCCATCGCTTTCCGCTGTGCGAGGGTGCGGGTGTCCACGGGGGTCTTGCCGTCGGCGGCGACACCGCCCACGTACACAACGTGCCGGGCTGTCGTGTTGTACCCTTTTGCCCCGTTGGTAATCTCCCACGGATCGACCTGCGCATCCTCGTTGTTGTCCACCAGCCTCTCCACACGGCCGTCGAGGTGTATCATATCGGTGTATCCTACCTGCTTCCAACCCCTCCCGACAGGGGGTGCGGAGGTGTGCCAGCGACGGATCTCGTCGGAGCTCACCTCACGCCCTTCGGGGGTGGCGGTGCAATGCAGTACCAGATATTTCAACTTGGCCATTATCCTATGGGGTCTGCGTATTCGGCCAGTTCGCGGGTCACCACGTCCTCAGCACGGGTTGTTTCAAACTCAAGTTCCTGTCCAACTTCATAGCGGACTGACTTGTTGAATTTGTCACGAAACGGTTGCAGTACCTTGATTCTCACTTTCACTTCTTCTTTTTCTTTCGTTTCCATATCAATGATTTTTATAGGATTATACTTGTTTCATAATCAGCCTTCCGGCAACTTATCCGCAGAATAACCGCTCATCATCACCACACCCGCATCCGCTTTCTTGAACATACAGATGAAGTAATGGCGGAAATTGATTTTGTTGCGTTGGTACTCTGGGTCGTTCTCGGCCGGACTCCAATACATCTTGGTAGAGCCGGTGGCCTTGAACACCCTCGGCGTATAGAACGCGAACGAACACTGGAATTCTCCGGTAGAGGCCGTGGCTCCCACGGCTTTCTTTTTGCCGGCAGTGGTATATAACGGGTTATTGGCATACTCGTAAATGTCGAAGCCGTACATTCTGCCTACCTTGCCTTCACCCCGGTTGATATTGTACTGTTCCTTGAAATTCTGTTCGGTCTCGAGCAGGTCGTTCACGTGATCCGGGCAGAGAACCAGACGCCGATTGGTCGTGGGGACTTTCAACTTGTCGAGAGCCGCTTTCATTCGTATCACGTCGCTGATTGTCAATTTCAAACGCCCTGTCTTTTCATCACGGCTTCCGGTCGTCGTCAAAACGGGAGTGGTCGCAGTGTCTTCATTCGCACACAGGGCATGGGCCGACTTGGCGAATTTACTGTCATTTATCGCGTTGGCATGGCTTTCTTTCACCCGTGCGATCTTGTCGTAGCTCAGTGCATACAGCTCATCGTCGGTAATCGGGGTTACTTTCGTCTGGAACTTGTCGAGGCTGATGGAGATGTCTCCGTCTTTCAATTCCTGCAAGGTAATGGGATAAGTCGTGTTGTTGATCAGTACGTCTGGGTCGACACCGACATCGACGAGATGGATTACATCGTTATTCACTACCGACGAGCTGTCGGGCACGCCATCGAGCCATGTGCCTTCAAGGCCGGCCCGCAACGACTTGACCAGTTCGCCCGTCCAGATTTCCGTTAATACGCCTTCGCGGAGCGTACCGGCGGGAAGAGCTCCTCCGATTACGCCGGAAACGATATTCATTCCTATGGCTCCGGTCAGCGGAGAGAGTCCGACAGCCGCGCCCAGCAAAGCTCCTGTAACTGCGTTGAACAGGAGCGAAAAAAGAATCGCTACGATTTTGCTCATTGTTATTTCGTTTTTAAGGTTGATACTCAAATTTCGCACTCCATGCCATACTCGGCTCTGTACAGGCGTCTGTATTCGTCGGGCTGCTCTTTTCTCAGTTCCAACAACTTGTCGGCAGGCACTTCGCTAAGTTTCGCATATTTTCCCGGATCTTCCACTTTTCCCGTGCCTTGATGGCCGAGAACAGTCGAGAGCTTCACATGCGGCGACATGGCAGAGAATATCGACGACAGTTTTTCCGCACCGATCTCTTTGCCGAGGTTGACAAACTCCTCTCTCTTGTCCGCGGAGATTCGTTTCTCACCGATGGCCGTATTTACGAGGGCCGTGATATTGGCGAGGGTCAGCTCATCTTTTTCCCGTTTGAGTCGCACATTCTCCTCCTGGGCTGCATGGAGTTCGCCGAGTTTAGCAGTGATTTCGGCCTCGGTCGCCGTTTCCGGCAGCCCTAACTGCAAGACTAATTTTTTTTGTTCCATTTGTTCCTGTTTTATAGGGTTAGTATTCAAGATGGGCAGCGGGCATTCGCCGTCCCTGCCCAATGTTATTTGTTTTCCGTCTTTTTTGAGCACGAGGGCATCGTCGTTGGCCCCGATGTCCACGACCGATACCTCGAACAGTTTGCTTTTGACGATGGTCGGGCTGGTCTGTCCCACAACCAGGTATTCGCTGTCCTCGCTCATCTCTATGATGTCGAGCCCGGCGCTGACCATTTTCAGGCTCCCGAATTCGAATTGGCGCTTGCAGCGCTTGCTCAGTTCGGTCACCTCGTCAAAGACCAGCTCTCCGGTCACTTCGTCGTTTTCTATCCGTATGTCCTTTACGTAACCTATGACACTCCCCCGTTCGTGCATATACAGCAGCACGGGGTTGCGCATATACTGCTCCACGTCCATACCGGCCGTCAATACCCGGGTACCATAGCTGTTCAGGCTGTCGTTCGATATACGCACTCTTTTTCCCATTGAAATCTGTTTTTTGATTTTGATTGTGACTTTTTGATTGCGATTGTGACGCAATATTACAGGCTAAATATCTCATCTCCAAAAATGTATGAAACGGTTGCATACTTCTGTGAAACCATTTCACAGAAGTTTGGAAACGTGGCGAAAACCGACCAATTTTGCTCATGCAACACGGTTGCAAACAGCCGTTTCAATTCTATATTCCATAAAACGATATGACAAAGGCCGAAACCGAAAAGAAAAAATCATTGGCGCGGACGCTGTATATGGCCGGACTCGGGCAGAACGAGATCGCCGACAAGGTCGACGTCTCCCGCGTGACCGTATCCAAGTGGTGCAACACCGAGGGCTGGAAAGAGGCGCGCGCCGCCAAGAATGTAACCCGTCCCGAACTGGTCAACAAACTGCTGCTCACCATCGACACGCTCATCACGCAGGTCAACGATTCGAAAGATCCTGCGCTCGTTGCCGGATTGGGCGACAAGCTGGCCAAACTGTCGGCAGTCATTGAAAAACTCGACAAGAAGGCCAACGTGGTCGATGTCATCGAGGTGTTCATGGCATTCTCCAAATGGATCGAGTTCCGTTCGACCGTCGACCCGGAAGTGACCCCCGAACTCATCAAGGCCATCAATAAGTATCAGGACTTATACATCACCCAACAGATGGGAATCAAATAAGGAGGGGAGCTGCCTATGGCTACGCAAACGGAAAAGAAACTGGCATACGAACGGTGGAAAGAGCTCTGCAAAAGGGTACAGTCCATCACGGATACCTCCGTCATGGCTCACGAGACACTTGCCGAACAGGACAGGCGCAAGCAGCGTCTGCTGAACAACTATGCCGCTTTCTGCGAGTATTATTTTCCCCACTATCTCACCCTGCGCGACAAAACCACCGGAGAGGTGATCCGTACCGTGCACAATGCTCCCTTTCACAATGCGGCAGCCGTCAAGGTCAGAAACACCCCCGATTTGAAGGCGGTATTCCAATGGCCGCGCGGCCACGCCAAATCGACCCATTTCGACATCTTTATACCGATCTGGCTCATGTTCCAGCCCAAACGTCTCATCAATTTCATGGTGGTGGTCGGCAAGTCCGAGGACAGTGCCGTCAGGCTTCTGGGAGACATACAGGCCGAGCTCGAACACAACCAACGCCTTATCGCCGATTTCGGGAAACAGCGGGGCAGCGCCTCCTGGCAGGAGGGGGAATTCAAGGCCGCCAACGGGGTCAAATTCCTGGCCTGCGGACGGGGGCAGTCTCCCCGTGGTCTGCGTGACCGGGAAAGCCGCCCGGATTATATCGTCATCGATGACCTCGACGACGATGAGCTCTGCCGTAACGAGAAGCGGGTGAACGACCTTACCGCCTGGGTGAAAGAGGCGCTCTTCGGAGCCCTCGACGTGGGGCGGGGCCGGTTTATCATGGTAGGAAACCTCATATCCAAAACCTCCGTTCTGGCGAACATCGCCAGGACAAAGGGAGTACATGTGTCCGTCATCAAGGCCGTCGATACAAACGGGGAACCGGTATGGAAGGAGAAGTGGACCAAAGGGGAGGCTTTGGCTTATCGGGATTTCGTGGGGTACCGGGCGTGGGAGAAAGAGATGATGCACAACCCCATCGTCGACGGCACCATCTTCCGGCATGAGTGGATTCGCTTCAAACGGCTGCCCAAGCTCTCCAAATATGAAATGCTGGTATGCTATACCGACCCTTCTTTCAAATCGACCACCTCCAACGACTACAAGGCGTGCCGCCTGTGGGGAAAGGTCGGCACGGAACTGCACCTCGTCGACTGCTTCGTGCGGCAGGCGACGGTAAGCGAAATGGTTCGCTGGCTGTACGACCTCTACGAGAGGACGCGGGACGAGGCCGCCATTCAATTCTTCATGGAGGCCAACTTCATGCAGGACATCATTCTGGACGAGTTTTCGGCCGAGGGAGACCTGCGGGGATACCAGTTGCCCATCATGCCCGACAAACGCAAAAAGCCCGAGAAGTTGCAGCGCATCGAGGCGGTAAGCCCGCTTTGGGAACGCGGATTTGTCTGGTACAACGAACGGCTCAAAGATACGCCTGACATGCAGGTGGGAATTGACCAGACCTTGTCGATCGAGCGTGGAAGCCGCATACACGACGATGCCCCCGATGCTGACGAGGGGGCGATATGGATGCTGCAACGCAACACCCGGCAAGAGAGTTTTCAACCGGTGTTCGGCAAGAGGCCGACCGCCAAAAATATATGGTAATATGATTGAATGGATTAAACGAATCATCTTCGCCCGAAAGTACAAACGGGCCGTCAAAAAGGCGAAAGAACTGGCAGAGCTGACAGGCCTGCGCTATTTCGTGATTTACCTTAACGGGAGCTTGAAGGTAGTACCTAAAAAGACCGTCAAGGAATTGGTCCAAAAACACCGTTTTCGCAAGGGGGTGACCGTCGGGGACATTGAGAAACGGGCATTGTTCATCACCAAATAGACGGAAAGGAGGCAGAGATGTTTGTCACGGAAGAGGATTACAGAGTGGTTATAGGCGAGACGGCTCTCAAGGTCATTTCGCAGGTCAGCGAGGAAAACCGCACCAGTGCGGAAGCCGAGGCCCGGGAAGAGATAGCCGGGTATCTGCGACCCAAGTACGACTGCGAGGCGGTATTCAATGCCGAAGGCGACGACCGCAACCGGCTCATCGTCATGTATACCTGCGATATCGCCCTGTACCACATGAGTGCCTCCATGCCCCAGAAAATGGGCAGCGAGATACGGGAGGAACGCTACAAGCGCGCCATCAAGTGGCTGGAAGGTGTAAAGGCCGGGGGAATCATTCCCGACCTGCCACTGGTCGTAGATAGCGAAGGAACACCCACCGGAGACCCTTTCGCATACAGTTCACAACCCAAACTCAGACATAACTGGTAACCACTATGGATATTAAAAGTTTTTTCAGCGGACTTTTCCCGCACCGGCCCGACGACATGCTGCACACGCCTTACGGGGATTTCAATCTGGCGAAGAAAGACGACAAGCGACGGTTCCAAAAAATAGTCATCGATCTCCATCGCACTACCGATGCGCTCACCCGCAAGGACATCAGGGACTGGCGTAACGCCTGGCAGATGGCCATCAACATCGACAGCCCGAACCGGCAGCGACTGTATGACATCTACCGTGACGTGTCGGTCGATTTGCATCTGTCGGGGTGTGTCAAGCAACGCGAAGGGTTCGTCATGGCAAGGAGCTTCAAAATCGTGGATGCGAAAGGCGATGAGAATGAAGAGGCGTTGCACTATTTCAACCAGGAGTGGTTCAAACAGCTGCTGCTTTATGCCCTCGATGCCAATTATTGGGGACATTCGCTCATCGAGCTGGGCGATCCGGTCACCGACAAAGACGGGTATATCTGTTACGACGGGGTATGGCTCGTTCCCCGCAAACATGTCGTTCCCGAATATGGGAGGATTGTCGCGGACCTCGGCCAGGACTGGCGCTCGGGTGTCGAATACCGGCAGCCGCCGTTTACCGACTGGCTCATCGAGGCAGGCCGGCCAGATGACCTCGGCCTCTATCTGAAAGCGGCCACGCAGACTATTCCCAAAAAGAACATGCTCGCCTTTTGGGACACTTTCGGGGAGATTTTCGGCATGCCCATGCGTATTGCCCGGACCACCTCCCGGGACAAAGAGGAGATCGGCCGGCTCGACCGCATGTTGCGGGAAGCGGGGGCGAGTCTCTCGATGGTGGCCGGGCAAGATACGGAAATCGAGTTCGTGGAGAGTGGCAAGGGAGATGCCTATAACGTATATGACAAACGTATCGACCGGGCCAACTCCGAGCTCTCCAAGCTCATCATCGGCCAGACCATGACCATCGAGGACGGCAGCAGCCTCTCGCAGTCGAAGACCCATTTGGAGATTTTCCAGAACCTCGTGGAGAGTGATTGCGACAAACTCCGCGACATCGTGAACAACCAGCTTATCCCCCGTATGATTCGGCACGGATTCCCCCTCAAAGGGCTGCGCTTCGACTGGGACTATTCGGCCGACTATACACCCGAGCAGCAGGTAGCCTACGAGACGATGATAGCCGACCGTTACGAGGTCGACCCGGAATACTTCGCCGAAAAATATAACATGCCGGTAGGACAGAGGCGGAACGCCCCGACGATAACCCCGGACGACGAGGGCAGTGACGGAGACGACGATGGGAATGGTGGCGATAACGACACCCGAAAGAACGCGCGCCCGACCGGTTTTTTCGACTGAGCCCCTCTGATTACGAGGGGCTGCACCACCGTTACCTTTCCCTGATGGGAGACGGCTTGACGCTGGTTTCGGAAGATAGCGTCGACGCGGAGCTTCGCAAAAGGATAGAGCGGAGCTTCGAGGGCATGATGTCGGCGTTATACCGGGAAACGGGGGCCTCGTTACGCATCGGCATACTGGCAGAGCCGGAGGCGCAGGAGTTTATCGAAGCTCACGCCGGGGCTCTCGATTCCTCTTTTCAGAAAGTGGAGATGTCCGACCTCATGCGCCGGCGGTTGCAACGGTCCGACTACATCTTCTCCGGCATGAAGGCTTTCCACGAGATGAACGAGGCGTTCCCGTCGCTCATCGACGAGAACGGAAATCGAAAGTCGTTCGAACGGTTTTTGAACGATGTCCGGAAGATCGACAAGACCTATAACTCCAACTACCTTCGGGCCGAGTACAATTTCGTACAGGCATCGGCCGAGATGGCCGGCAAATGGGAAGGGTTCATGCAGGACGGTGACCGATACTACCTCCAATACCGCACGGCTCGCGACGGCCGGGTGCGCCCGGAACACGCCGCCCTTCATGGAGTGACCCTGCCGATAACGGATACCTTCTGGGAGGAGTTCTATCCACCCAACGGGTGGGGATGCCGCTGTTCCGTAGTCCAGGTGCGGAAATCCAAGTATCCGGCCACTCCGCACGACGAGGCGATGGCGCTCGGCGAACAAGCCTTGCAGCGAGACACGAAGGGAATGTTCCGCTTCAACCCGGGCAAGGAAGGAAAAGCCGTTCCCGATTACAACCCCTATACCGTCAGCCGCTGCCGGGATTGCGATATTGCCAAAGGAAAGTTCAGTCTGGCGAAAAAGGTGTTTATTCCCGACAACGAGCTGTGCCAGGCATGCCAATTTATCCAGAATATGATTAATAAGGAAAAGACAGCAAAACTGACAAAAGAAGAACGTCGGGAAATAAAAGCGGCTGTTGAAGAATGGACAGACATTCATTTACCTGAAGTAGAGTTACGAACAGGGAAAGCAAAGCGTCTTTATATCAAAAATACGAATATTAATGAAGATGTCATTCTTAACAAAGGTTTCTTTTCTGAGACTTTCGCTAAGAATTTTTACAACAAAAAACTTGCTGAAACTATGCAGTTAGCCACAAGAATAGGGGAATGGTTCCCATTGGCTGAATTTGTGAGGGTAGAAAAAGGGATCCACCACAATTTTAATTTTAAAGTATTTATTGCCAATGTGGAAGGAGTCTATGTGGAATGCAAGGTAAAAATGACAAGTGAGAATATCTTATATACAATGCGCATAATAAAATGAGGATTGAAAATCCCCCCGAAGTCTGCGCCACAAAGGCCGACGTGTGAGTGGCTCATTCAATCCTCATCGCAAATATATGACAAATTTTCAAAATCGATTCAAAATGAATCGATTTTTTTATCTCATGGATTTAATCGCCACACATCGATATATCTCGATGTTCTCCACGATATCCTCGTGGTTGTGGTTCGTGTCGCTCTCGACCAGGTCGAACTCCTTGAAGGACTCGCCCTCCATGCAGCAGAGTGCGGCGTGTATCTCGTCCAGCAGGTCGAACACCTCTAAGCCCTCTTCCCGGAATTGGCTGCCGTCGCTCGTGCCGCCTTTCCAGTCCGTCACCACGTGCAATGCCACCTCCGGCTCGGCTCGATACTCCAAGCCGTTTGCTATCGCATTCCATTTGATGGGCCGGAACTCGATAAACACGGCCGGACGCTCCCAGTTCTCCTCCTGCTCGATAAACTCCACGTTATGGTTCCACAAATCGATGTGCTTGATCGCACCGCCTCCGACCTTTTTCAGACGGTCGCACAGCATTCGGTAAAGTTCTTTTCTCATTTCCTCTCTATTGAAAAATCCACATTGAAATATTCATTTAAATTCTCCTCGATGATTTCGCGCACGATGCGCTCCACCTCCGGCCCTGCACCGAGGAATCGACGGCGCGGTATGCGAATCGTTGTTCCGGCTCGTTTGAGGGCCATAAAACGCCAGAAATCGGCCTCTGTGGAGAGTTGTCGCGTTCGTTTATCATTTCGACACTCCCCGTTCTTTTTTCGTCCGAAACTGCCGGTTGCCTCGTAGTATTTATACCAGAAAAATCGCTTCATCTTGGCCGTCACCACGATCTCGCCCCCGTCGTTGTGTATGGAAGCATACGGCAGATCGGTGAAAAACGTGATGCTGTTCTCGGTCGTCCGGCTTCGCACACTCCTCCGCAAATTGCCTGTATCGATTAGGAGTGTACCGCCCGGGCGGTTCGGGCTTTTCCGTCTCGCCCACGCTTCGCTGAAAAATGCCTGTCGCTCGAAATTACGGTCGAACTCATCGCCGAGCTCCACCTGTATGTCCCGAAGTATCCGCTTGATTATTTTACCGGCCTCTTCATTCATAGTCCTCGTCCTTAAAAAGCAAAAGCTGACGGGTCTCCTCGTCAGCTATGTGATTCTTTTCCTTCGCATCGGCATTGAGTATGTTGTAGAAGGTCCGTTCGGTAATGCCATAAACCGGATATATGTACCGTCGCCATATCTCCCGGTTCGGGACTCCCGACTTGACGTAACGGTCATATATCCTGTTTATATCTTCCACACGTTTCTTGTAACTTACTCCGCGCCGTTTTGCCATATGATTTTATTCTGTCTTTTTGGGTTTGTACGGACGCACATCGAGCGTCATGTCGCAACTCACCATTACCCGGCCGCTCCCCTCACACTGGGGGCAGGGACCCGTTTTCCGAAATAACCGCCCGGAATAGATTTCTCCCGTGCCGTGGCATGCCCGGCAAATAGCGATTTTCGGGGCCTTCCTCACTTTCTGTATCATACCGCCTCTTCTCTTTTGGGTTCCACATAGAACGTCTCGTCCTGCACCACTTGTATGCCGCACTTGGCCATCATCTCGATCATCGATTTGCCTGCGCCAAGAGGGTCTTCGTCGGTCGTCACCATTGCCTCCCGGTCGGCAAGCATTTTGTCTTTGGCCAATTCCTCGGTCAGGCGCACATATCCCGGCAGGAACTCTTTGGTCAGTTGTAACGCACTGGCCCAGGTAAAGCCTTTGAGGGTTTTCAATTTAGGGGTGCCGGTGCGGAAGCCTATAACGCCGTGAGCCATTTCGAGGCTCTTTTTCTTGGCGAACAGTTCGGTCTGGTTTTCTATGGCATAAGCCTGCAAGGTGTTGAATGCCTTCTCCTTCTCGCCTTCCAGTTCGGCCAACTTATTTGCATACCTCTCTCGGATCTTCGCGCACTGCAACTCGATGTCCGCTATAATTTTCATACTCTGTGCATCAGCCTTCGCATAGATGGCGAAAGCCTCGTCGGCAGACTCTCTGGTCACGCCGGAAATAATCACTTTCTTTTCTCTCTTTGCCATAAATTCATTGGTTTAATGGTTTGTTAGTCACTGATAATATTGTTGCTTTCTAAAAGGGTCTTGAACGCTTTGTCCCGTGCGGACTTGGTCTCATACACTCCGTAAGTTTTCCACCCTCCGTTGTACTTTGTGCTGACTTTGATTTTCGGCATCGGATAGTCGGCTTTTCGGATAATAATGAAGCCGGCCGCTTTCACCTTGTTCTGGTCGTTCAGAGTCATACATCGTCCTCCTCGTAATTCTGCATTTCGGCCTCTTGGCAGACCAATGCCGCTTCATACTGCTCGTATGTCCATTCGTTGATGTCGCTGAAAAACTCCTCCCGTTCTTCGGCCGACAGCCATGTCGCCGCTTCGAGGAGTTGAATTTTAATCCCGTCAAGGATTTTTCTCGCTTCTGTTTTCATGTCTGTTAGTTTTTGGGGGCGTTGGGGTCGATGATGACATAGACGGCCCGGCCCGGTTGTTTCACTTCTTGTTCCTGTCTCTTTTCCATCTCCTTTTTCAAACCGCCCTTACGCTTGATCGAGCGCAACTTGACGGCCAGTTGTTCCAGTTCTTCGGTGCCGAGCCGCCCGAAAGGCATTCCGGCGATCCGGGGATTCAGGCAAAAATCGTTGACCCTTGCCCAGTCCGTGGTGTCGACGCCGATCTGCTGCATGAGTTTCAGGCAGACGCTTCGGCGGAACCGCAACTCCTCGCGCAGTTTCTTTCGCCATTCGTCCTGCCCGGTCAACCGTTCCAGTGCGGCGCAACACTCGTTATACTCCGCCCGAGTCATCTCGCGCAGGCTGTCGGTACGGTTCCAAGTGTATTGCCGCACGATCGATCGCTTAAATTCTTCCCGGTCGCCATAATAGGGCACTTTGCCGAACAGAGCGTAAAACCGGGCGAAATTGGTTACTTCCTGTTTCATACCCTTCTATTTTAACGTTAGTATATAATCCATTCTTGACCAGCCTCCATAAGCTGATACGGTTGCCACTTTCCGGGAAAGATACTCCTCCGTAAAATTCGTACTTACGATTTCATCTCCCCTATATTCACATTTTGGCGAGCCGAAAATATGTCCGTGACTTCTTATTCCAATATAGCCCCATTCATTCCGTTTCAGGACTCTATCGATAAACTCACCCACACTGCACTCTTTGTTCAAAGAGACCATATATGGGGTTGTTTCGTCTCCGGAGGTTTTTCCTATTTGCGTAAACTTAAATTCCAACATACCTTCATTCTTCACTCAAACAATACTTTAATGCCGCACGAGGAGGCTACGTCGAGCTCGAGCTTGGCTCCCTTCGACAACTCCCAGCCTTGCAGCATATAGATATAATCACAACCGAGCAGCAGGGCGATGTCCGCCCGCATGTGCTCCCGCCAATGCGCTTCATCTGGCAGCCCGTTCTTGAACGGGTTCACAGGTTCGTAGCCCTTCAAACTCAAATAGCGCTCGGCTTGATCGAAAGCCTGACGCCTCTCTTCCAAGTCATAGTGGGCTATCGCCCCGCTGATGTACACTTTCTTGTTCATTTTTTTCTGTGGTTTTGTCGTTCGTAAAATTCATTCAATCGTTCTTCCAGTACCACCGTGTAGTTACACAGTTTGCAGCATCGTCCCTCTTCTTTTATCGGATATGGGTTATACCCGTATCCGATGAACTTCCTGCCGCAAATGCAGCAGATGTTTTCTTGCGTCTTTTCCATGATCATACTATTTCAAATTGTACTACAAAATCATATTCTCTCCGCAGACGGCGAACCTGTGCGATGTTGTCCGGCTCGCTGCCGTAGGGCAGGTAAATACAGCGTTCTCTCGTGTTGACTCTCACGCCCTTCTTCCGGAGCCTATACAGCAGGTTTTTCCGGCGCATCCTCTTTTTGTCCATAATTACAAATTGTTACTTGTTCGTATAAGGCCCTCTTTCCACACCACATAGTAATTTCCTGCCTCGCCAATGGATCGTCCTTGACAGTATGCCTTGTAACCCATTACACGAACTTTCATGTCGCAGATGTATTTCAGCCTGCGCGCTGGTTTACCCGTCGGTAGACTCTTATCCTCCTGGCTGATGTATATGAAACATTTCTTCGGGAAACGCTTCATCAGTTTCACAGCTTTCTCATAACTGAATCCGGCATCGTCAACCGCCACCTGAAAGGAGTCTACAACGATGAATTTCGGCGATTTAGGCTTTCTTAAACGTTCCACAAGTTCATCATAGGAGTCATCAGTTACCACACGGAACCGTCCCTGTACCTCGGCCATGCCCAGATAATCCATACGTCGCTGGAAGCTCTGGTTCACGCCTTCCTCGTAGCTCATGTACAGTACCGACCCGTACTTGCACAGCTCTTTGGCGAGCTGCATGACAAACGAGCTCTTGCCGCTTGCACTGGCACCGCTGATGAACCATGAGGCATTGTCGGCAGGCTCGCCGAAAGGCTTGCTCCACTTCTCGCCCCACGACAGTGTCTCCCATTTCTTGGCGGCTATCTCTTTTGGACTGTACGCACGCTTCATTGTCTATCTTTTTTTGGAATTTTCGTAGCACCAGCCTATCAGATGGTTAAATGGCAACGCAATACCATGAATTGTACCAAATACACCGAAATCGCCGTATTCGTCCACCTCTCCATCTGAATAACCGCCATATACTTGCCAATTGTCGAACACAAACAAAGCCCTACGGTTCCTGTCTATCTTACATAATTCATCGGGGGATTTTATCGTCCTTTTTTTACCTCCCTCGAAAGTTACCTTAATCTTCATTGGGCTATCATTTTAAGTTTCTCGATCTCCGTGTACACTCTCCTTAGCCCGCCACGTGTCTTACGTACGATTTGTGCGATGTCCGTACCTTCTGGGGCATTGACCTTAGCCACAATCCGAGCCTGCGTCATCAAGAAGGCTTCACGCTCCTTGCCGTCGTCTGGGGTAACCTTGCTGTAACGGTCGCCGTAGCGACTCAGCATCTCGGTATAGCCTACTTTCTTACACTCGATCGAGCGGTTTATCTTTTCCTTCAAGCCGTCCGCTCCCATCATGTACCAAGCGCAACTTCGCTCGGTGGCGTTCCACAGGGCTTTCAGTTCCAAAAATGCCTCGTATTGCAAATCCCCGGCTTCGTCCAATATGATGAGCGGCTTGTCTATCGAACGCAGGTAATACACCAAATCATCGTACATGTCCGAGTAACGCCCCTTACTGTCCACGCCAAACTCGGTGGCGATTCTGCGCACCAGCTTCAATTTGGTTTTTACCTGCGAGCAATCGATATACACGGCATTCTTGTGGGTATGCACATAGTACCGGGCCGTGAAAGTCTTTCCAATGTTAGGCATATCACACAGAATAGACGAAATACTTGACTGCTGGGCAATCTCCAATTGCGAGGTGATATATTCGAAAGTGGCTGTCTTGGCGGCTTTCCACTCCATACCGCCTCGCAGGTTCACCCCCAAACGCCGGGCGATACTTATCCAGTTGGCATCACTCAATACTTTGTCAGTCTGCCCGTTTTTTACGGCACTGTACACCGAAGTGGTGATGCCGAGGGAGGCGGCGTGTTTCGCGTCGCTCGGATAGTTCTCACGGTTCGCGGATATCGCCTCCATGATCTTCTGTTTGTGAGCTTCTGTAATCATAATTCTAACGCTGTTTTAGTGGTGTTCTATAAATCTTCTAATGCTCTTTGTGTGTTACTTATGACTGGCTGCCATTCGTACTCTTCCGGTTCTTCATGACCCTCCGCCGAGGGGAGAATAAGGTTTTCGTCATCATCTGCATCATTGACCTGTGGCCGTACTTCCGCTTTGCCTACTTTTGTGATGGCGTTGTCACGTAGGTATTTTTTGAAGTGGGACACATATTTCTGTTGTTCGATGTAATTTGCCACATCTTCATCCGTCTGTTCAGCTATCACGCGGTTATAGGTTTTGATGGGCCGTACCTTGTCTATGTAGCGATCACCCTGGAACAGGTATATGTCCATAGGTTTCCCTTCCTCATCCGGCAGATAATAAGCCGTTACCTTGCTATTGTTCGGCTCCAACTCTTCCAACACCTCCGGGCCGCTTATCCACCAGTCCTCATGTGCCACGCGGACTGTCGAGTTGCGCCGTATGCTCGTCTCCACCTTTTCACCGATATAGCGACTCAGAGTAAGGCTGTCGAATGGACGCAAGGTCGGGTTGATTTTTGCCACGAGCACCTCCCAGCGGGTCATACCGGGGTATTTCTTCTGGTTGGGGTGTGGGGAGTGGTTCCACTCCCGGTTGTCTGCTATATCATCGGCTACCAGTTCCTCGAAAGTGTAATACTTCTTGTCCTCCCATGTGTGATTGCTGCTGTCGCTGATTTTCTTCTGATCCACACGGCGTGCCCCTTTATTGTACCAACGACCCACTCCTTCGTGGTTCTTATGGGCTATTGTAGTTTTGAACGATCCGTTCAGTGGCTCTGAATATTTCTCCTGCGAGTTTTGCGGGGCGCAGAAGTGTACAAACTTGAACACCTCGTCGGCTTTCAGAAATCCGTTCTTGTACTTGATCATCAAGTGCTGTTCCACTTCTATACCTGCCGGTATACCCCAGCCGTGCCGTGCGATAAGCCGGAACATATCGCGGAAACACTCCACTACCAATGCGTCGTCCTTTCCTCGTCCGTAGGCCATTCCGATACGGCACTGACTCACCACGTCGTAAGCGTAATAGGCATGCACATACTCGTTTCCCTTCATGCGGCGCGGTAAATCCACATCGTCCATCGTTATCTGGCTTAATGCCCATTCACCTCCATGACGGTGCATGTGCGGCATTTGCTCGTGCATGAACGTAGTATAACTGCGCAGGGAATGTTCTACCAGCAGCTTGTTGCTCGGCTTGTTTAAGATGTTGCGAATGGTGCTTTTACTAAGTTCCTTCGGGTTACCGTTCTTGTCGACAAAGTCATCTGGGTCGAATATCTCACCAGTCTCAAAATCCCATACCTCCAATTCGCCACATACGAACTGTATATACATCTCATGCACGTCGCTTCCGTAGGGCTGGTTAGGAAGCACCCTCAGACTCATCACGAGCCGTTCGTCTTTATACGTTGTCTTGCGCTTGTTCTGGTTACCGAACTTACCAGTGATAAGGCACTCATAACCATACTTCTTATAATCGTTTACCTTTTTTCGGAAACGTAACGTGCTGGTCGGAAGATCGTGGCCCAATTCTTTACGCAATGTTTCGATGGACTTAGCCATCTTCGACCAGTCGTATTTATCTCCCATCAGTTTCTGGCTATCTTTGCCATTTTTGTATAGTTTGATACAGGTGTTCAGCACAGAGGCATTAATTGCATACTTCTGCGCAAGTTCGACTGTGGCATGTTCACTTTTGTGGGCGGCAGCCCAATCGGTAAAATACACTACCGCCGCTTGATCAAGCTCGTAGTTCGACATCACCCAAGCGGTGATGCGTGCTTCATCGCAGCCGAACTTTTCTTCTACTTGTTCTCGACAAGTGGTGGGCAGACTATCCACGGCAACTTGCGCACAACTACCTTTTGCACCACCGCCACGTTTCACTACTTTAATTTTGTGACGAGTTACATTTTTCTCATAAGAAGCCTTAGTCATAAAGCCTTCCTCTATGAGTGTATGCGCTGAAATACAAAGTATATTGTCGTAATACCCTAACATAGTCATCTACTTACTTCAATGCCATTGCCTGGTTCTGCAACCCTCTAATTTCGCTTACTAATGTTATACTCGTATGCCAGACATGCTCATCTTTGAAATAAATATCTGCATTACCGTTGTCTTTACTTATTTCCAGCAATGCCCCGTTAGGGAAATATTGGCGCATATAGTTATCCGAATCAAACATGGTTTCTATTTCTGGGATAACTACCATTACGATACCTCCGCGTTCCATCGCCAGCTTGCGGATTTTCCTTGCAAGCTCAGTATCGCCGCGCTTGCTGTCGAAACGGATGGCGTTAAACACCGTGCGCTCCGTTACACCTAATGCTTTCATGATAAACATGCGGTCTTCCTTCGTAATGTGGATGTACTTCTTCATTTTATCTCACTTTTAATGGTTGGTATTCTTGTTTTTAGTACCTTTAAAGCCAAATTTTAAAAAATGAACATATATGGTACCATTAGTATTGCTTACAGTCGACATTGTTCCCCTCGACCAAACAATGGGCGAAGAAGAGCTTCGTGAATTATCTGTTCCCTGTCTAAATCACCTGAAGGAGTTAAAGGGTAGCTTTGACCGCAACGACAACATACAGCTCTGCATCCGTCAGTACGCACAAGAAGATGGACACTGCAAACTGACCGCTCGGCTGGTAATGACGATATCCGTTGGCGCTCAACGCGCACAGCATCTTTGTCGGGTGCTTGATTCGTACAGGCAGCTATTCCAGTACGAACTACCCAATTGCATTGTAAACGCTCATTCTGAAATTCTGAAATTTCAGTAGCTGAAAATCTTTTGTTGCTCATATCTTTATGCCTTAACTGTTAATCGTCTTGTGGGGCCCGGGGAGTCGAACCCCGGCGCAAAAACCATTGCCCCGTGTGTCTTTCCACACCGTCCGCCCGTCTCTTGACGCCTTCCGGGCTGTCACGCTCGGTTTACCCTTCAATCTTTTCACCTTGCTCCTCCAATATCGAATAGATGTACTCCTTGTCCTCTTCCCAAAGGGGTAACCCCATTTCTATGGTCTTTTTCACGACAGCCGCCTGACCGACGAGTTTAACTGCCTCCTTGCGAAAATTCGTGTCGTTGTACGCATGAGCCTTACCGAGAAGGAACTCGGCAAATTCCTCGTTGCAGGATTTCATCATCTTTTTCAAAATCCGATTTTCAGCTTCTATACGATCTGTATGCTTGCTGATTTCCCGGAGGCATTGCCGAATCTCGATTTGGTCATTGGCGGCATCGTAGATGCACATCGCCTTAAATTCCTTGCAAAACTCTTTTTTATCCATATCGCCGGCTGCCATATAGAGGCTTTCTATGACGCTGTACTCTCCCGGTTTCACTACTCTCTTCGTGAGTTCCTCAAATTCTTTCTGTGTCATGGCTGTTATCGTTTTACTGTTGTTTTCATGGATTCCAAATAATCTATAAACTCCTCCCGTACCTGTTGTTCGAGTTCCAAATCGAGTATATAGACAAGTTTTATGATCTCATTCGGGCTATCCAACCTTTGGCGACCGTTCAGCAAGTCATTGGTGAATTTCGCGACTTGGGTTTCCAAATATTGTCGTACGGCCGTGAGTTTGCCTGTTCCTACCGCCGCACGGAGTTGGCGATACACCGAAAGCTGGCGCTGCACCTTATACATATATTCCGAATACCAGCGGAAGAAGTATTCGTAGTCCTCGTTCATTCTCTTCGAATAGTTGTCCGCCTCCTTTGTAAGGCTGTCGATCCGGTGTTTTACACGTTTGGCTATCATCGCCAGATCTTCCTTCTCCAAGTCAATCATTGTTTCGTCTTTCATATTCTTTAATCCCTGATACTCGTTAATTTCCAGCCAATTTTGTATATTTGGCCGCTCGTTCTTCATTGAACATGTTGCAAAGATAGGAAATTTCCTATTAACGACAAAATAAGATAGAGGATATTTTCTATTAAAAAAACAAATTAAATAGATAATGTTCTATGATATTGGAAAGATTAAAGGAATATATAGACTACCGAGGCATATCTATAGCTGCTTTTGAGCGCAGCATAGGTATGGCTAATGCCTCTTTTGGAAAATCTTTAAAAAACAAAGGTGCCATCGGGACAGATAAATTAGAAAAAATCCTAAATATCTATCCTGAAATTTCTCCCTCTTGGCTTTTAACGGGAGATGGAAAAATGCTAATAGAGAAATGCGCTTTTGACTCTTCCCATGCTCAAAAACAACCTACTTCTGTGTATGAAAATAACCTTGTTTCAGACTGTATTATATCTGAAGGAAGCCCAATTCGTTATGGATCAAGAAGAAATCATGAGGGAATACCACTTATTCCACTTAGTGCGATAGCCGGTGTGTTTACTGGCGAAATGTCTGTCATGGAATATGAATGCGAACGTTATGTTATTCCTGCTTTCAAAGGTGCTGATTTTCTTATTCAAGTTAAAGGGGATTCTATGCAACCGACATATTATTCTGGGGATCTTGTGGCTTGCCAGCGTGTCTCTCTCAATGATTTGTTTTTCCAATGGAATAAAACCTATGTTCTTGACACGGTACAAGGAGCTATTATTAAACGCATCCGACGCGGATCAGACGAAAATCATGTTCTAATTGTCTCCGACAATACAAATTATGAACCATTTGAACTTTCCAAAGATCAGTTTCATGGAGTTGCTCTTGTACGGGGGCTCGTCCGTCTCGAATAATCCATAAAAACTACTTATAGAAATCATGTTTGTCTTATTTTTTATTATAATAATAGGTGTTTTTGCAATCGTCCTAATTCATTCAGTAAAGTCCAAAAGGAGAGAATGTTCCGATAATAAATTCTCAAAATGTCCCTCCATAATAATAGATATAGATGAAAAATACCTTCGTAAAGCGTTGCTTCGTAGAGCAAAAGAAGGGACAATAGACAGGGCGATTTTATACAAGAGGGAGGCCAATAGGACGAGAAAAAAACATGTATGGGCTGTGTTGAATTTTATAAGTAGCATCGAAAGTATTACTATCTCTAAGGACTTCTATGACTTGGAAAAATCCCTTAGCTGGTTTCAAAATGCTAAAACAATGCTATTCGAAGATGATTATCACCCCACAAGTAAAGAGATTGATATAGCTATACGATTCTGTACGATTAGCCATGCACAAGGGCGTTGTCCCCACCAATTAACTTCAAGTGAGATCAATGATATTCGAAACTGGGAATCATATTATATCGACAAATCTGTTATTATGAATGTTACAGCATCTTTCAAAACATATTGGGATGACGTTTTAGCCAATTATAAAAGACCTTCTGCGAAAATTAACCGAATTAATTATCTTATAGACTATCTAAATAAAATCAAAGAAAAAGAATCCCTGCAACAATTGCCAAACTATAAAGAACACATCGCCAAACTTATATCTCATTATAGATCCTTACAATAGTTATTCATGGAATCCCTTGAGATGCTTTGAATTTCCCCATTTCGACTATCTCCCCCCCTTCAAAGGTAGCAACACTTACTCGCAAAGTATTGATTTTTCGCATTTTCATATCATGCATGGTTAAAATTATATGGTATTTTGGGGATATTTATCGTCATTTTTTTGTTGTTATTGTTGAAAAAAACAATATTTTACCCCTATCTATCCCACCACTCCAAAACCCTATTTTGTCCGTCCAGTTATCTCTATTATGTCCGTCCTCTTTGTCCGTCCAGTTGTCCGTCCAGCAAAAAAATAGGTTATACTCTAACTGCTAATTCGTACTCCATTTCTTTATACTCTGCCCACGTAAAAAGTTCTTAGTGCAGTAGTCAAAACCTGCCCAATATTCGTTTAAAAGCCAGTAGATAAAGGATTTTCCACATAGACAATAAAAAGGGCCGTATGCAAACCATACAGCCTTCAGATGTAAACTTACGACAAGCTAAACCATAGCTTTATCCCCTCAAAATTAAACGTTACGTAAACCTACGTAAACGTTTCGTTTTGTGCGCCTTAATGCCGTCGTCATACACAACCCTTTGACCTACAAACCTTTTCTCTTTTTTTTCTATCTCCACCCATATACATTTCGTTCTGTGCCCGGTAGATGTAGTGTCTTTTTCTCGTAATACTTTCAATGGTATCATAGGTTTAAAATATGAGGGGCTGTGCCTGAATTT